CTGAAAGTGGAAACGATTCAATCGAAGATCCTACACGCGCTCCTTCGATTGAATCGTTTCCACTTTCAGACGCTGACAAACAATATCAGTTTTTATCGGAAGAAACAGCGAAGCAAATTATGGTAGGACACCGCGTTGTGTCGCCATTGATTCACGGAATTAGAGATACAACAGGATTTGGTTCGAATAAGGATGAAATGCTTGTTGGTATGGAGATATTCAACAACCAAGTAATCAAGCCATACCAAAGAATCATCACAAACACATTCGCGCCTATTCTTGGAAGTGATTTAACTATCACAATCAACAGCGTATTCGACGAAGTAGTTGTTGTTCAACCAACGGTTCAAACTGCTGAATTAAAAAAAAAAGTAGTTGCTGCTGAGAATAAGATAAGCAAAGAGCAAAGTGAAGCGTGGCTTCAACATCTACGCGAAAAGGCTGAATACATCGACGAAGAACAATGGGAGTTGATTTCTGACGAAGAAGTAACTAATCCAGAAGGCGAAGAAAATTATCGCACAGAGTTTATGAGCGTTCGCGGTTATTCAAACCCCGACCAAAGAGATACGTTAGACACAGGACTTTACAAAGTACGTTACTACTATTCAAAGAACTTTACATATAAAGACGGAGAAATTGTAACGCGTGACTTTTGCCAAGAAATGGTTGCACTTTCAAAAATGGGTGCGTTGTTTCGTTACGAAGACATTCAGGACATGAGCGACGCAGGTGTAAACGGAGAGTTCGCGCCACAAGGGCAAAGTTCATATAATTTGTTCATTTTTAAGGGCGGAGTCTACTGCCGCCACGCTTGGTTCAGAAAAGTATTTGTACGCAAAAGAGAGGGTGGTCGCTTCCTTCCAAACGACGGATTAAAAAATGACAAAGTTGTAACAGGTGCAATTGCAAACGAACTATTTCCAAAAGGCGAAGAAGCGGTACGTCCTAACGATATGCCGAACAGAGCATCATTAAAATATAAATAAACATTATGGCACTACAACCCGAAGTTCTACTCATTGACGAAAATTATATCAAGAAATATACTTGGATAAACGGCTCGGTTGATCCCTTGCTTCTATATCCTGCTATCTATTTGTCGCAGGACAAGTATGCACAGTTGTATTTGGGTACTGATTTGTACAACCGCATCAAAGAAGACGTTGTTAACGACGATATTACAGGCGCATACGCAACCCTTCTTGACAATTACTTGCGTCGCATGATAATGTGGTGGACGATGTACGAAGTATTACCGCATTTGTACGTTAAAACGGACAACGGAAGTCTTGTTATTAGAACAAGCGAAGACACTCAACCTATCTCACAAACAGACTTGCAAAACTATCGTGACCAAGCGCGTCAACAAGCTATGTTCTACACGCAACGTATGGTTGACTTTTTGTGTCATAACTCAAGTGACTTTCCCGAGTACATGACAAACACAACAAACCAAATTTGGTCACAAACAAATGTATATCCTTCGAACGCTTTTGAGATTAGTTCTGGACGTGATAGAAGTCCATACGAATATAGAAGACCAGGATTAGGATGGTTTAGATAACGAATAACAAAACACATGGCTACAAGGGGACGCAAAAAGGACATGGTTAAGCAAAAGATTTACGAGGAGAAATTCCGTAAGTATTTAATTCGAAAAGAGAAACAAATAAAAAGATTGGTAAATGAAAGTTAACGCAGAAGGATACGCTCTAATAAAGCGTTTTGAAGGTTGTAGATTGAAAGCGTATAAGTGTCCTGCTAACGTATGGACTATTGGCTTCGGAAATACTTTCTACGAGAATGGCGACAAGGTGAAAGAAGGCGACGTTATAACGCAGCAACGTGCTGACGAGTTGGCGAAGTTTATCATTGACCAGTTCGCAGTTTCAATCACTCCCTTTATTTTGAAACCACTCAACGAGAATCAATTTAGCGCGTGTGTTTCACTTGCGTACAACATCGGTACAGGTGGCTTCAAACGTTCTTCTGTATTCAAGAAATTAAACGTCAATCCTAACGACGCAACGATTGCTGATTCATTCCGTTTGTGGAACAAGGGCGGCGGTAAAGTGTTAAAGGGTTTGGTTACACGCAGAGAGGCAGAAATACAACTATACTTTAAGTCATGAACACCGAAAACGAGATTGCTTTGATACACGAGGAATTGCAGAATATGAATAAGAAGATAGACCGCATCTATCACGTTCTTATCGGTGATGACGAAATGAAGATTGAAGGTCTTGTTAGCAAGGTTCAAAAGCACGACAAGTATATTCAAAACCAAAGGTTGCAGGTCGCTCGTTTTAGTGGTATTGCAACTGCTGCTGGTGTGGTTGGTGGCTTAATTGTTCAATTGATTTTGAAATTAATATGAAAGAAAAGTTGAAGACGTGGTTGACGGAAATGGTCACGAGTTCAACAAAAGTTTCAAGTAAACGAATTATTGCTATATTTGTCGTAATTAACCTAATTGCTTTTAGTTATGTTGCAACTTTTACGACCTACATTATTCCTATTGCGATGTTCGATACGCTCGCAATTTTAAGTGGCGGTTTGTTTGGTGGTACTGTAATTGAGAGATTCACAAAACAAGCAAAGAATGGCAACACCGAAAACACCAGCGAGATTAATAGCTGAGGAAGTTTGTTCCAAATTCAAAGACGCTCCTTCGCTCACTCTTGCGAAGAAATTGTTTGCAGAATATCCCGAAGTTTACACAACAGAAGAACACGCACGTGACTTTATTCGTACTATTCGTGGTAAGCATGGTAACCTTGAAAGAAAGAGAACAACGGACAAGTCTTTGTTTGAAGCAAAACCACGACCACTCAACCCATTTGCACTACCGAAGTCTTACGCAAAGAAGCGCAGACACGTTGAGGTGAAGGGAACGAAGTTCTTAATTCTCTGCGACGTTCACATTCCTTATCAGGACAACGAAGCGTTGACCGTTGCAATTAACGAAGGTGTTCGTCAAGGGTGCGACGCTGTGATATTAAACGGTGACGCGTTAGATTGTCACATGATTAGCGACTTCGTCAAAGATCCACGTAAGAGAAAATTCAAAGACGAACTCTACGCAATGCGTCAGTTTGTGGACACGCTGCGTACACAATTTCCAACCGCTCACATCTACTACAAAGAAGGCAACCACGAAGAAAGGTATTGGCGTTACATGAGAGTAAAAGCGCCTGAGTTGTTCGACATTGATGCGTTTGATTTTGCTTCGCTTTGTCATTTAGACAAGCATAACATCACTTGGATTGACGGCAAGAGCAAATTGAATATCGGTAAACTTTCAATCTTTCACGGACACGAGTTTGGTAAGCAATTCCTTCCTTCGGTTAACGTAGCGCGTGGGTTGTTTATGAAAACTAAGGTGTCCGCGCTTTGCGGACATCATCACCAGACAGCAGAACACAACGAGAGGGACGCTAACGGCAAGTTCATTACTTGTTGGGGTGTTGGTTGCTTAAGTGAATTATCTCCTGACTACAATCCTTATTCGAAGTATAATCACGGCTTCGCTATCGTTGAGAAAGCAACAAACGGAAGTTACAGCGTCAAGAATTTAAGAATACACGAAGGTCAAATATTATGAAAAGGAATATACTCGCAGCGTTGCTGCTATTTATTGGAACATCGTTGCTTTGGTTGGTGTTGTGTTGGAATTGGTGGGGTTGTACGCGTAAAAAAAACGTACAAGAAAACGTACAAACACAAGATAGCATCATAAACTACAACGCTGGCGAATACGACCGACTACTTACAGAACAGATTGAACTTTACAAACAACTTCGAACGTATGAAGATGCTCAACTTACAGCCAAAACCACCTATAAAAGAACTGTTTCTTCTGTTATTATTCGAGATACTATTACTATTGTTGATGTTATCCGTTTGGTGAACAGTTGCGATAGCGTTATTGCTTCCGATTCATTGGTAATTAACAACCTGAAGAAACAAATTAACATCGAAGAACAAAAGATTGACAACTTACAAGAAGTCGTTGAGGCTTATGAACAGAAAGAAGATGTCTTGCAAGAGGAAATTAACAATCTTGCTGCTGATAAAAAGAAATTAGAGAAACAAAAAAAGCGCAGAAACCACGCTTTAGTCGTTACGTCAACCGTCGCTATTTTGTCGACGTTTGTTCTGTCAATTTTACTTTAGATTCAGGAATGTAAAACTTCATTGAGAACTGGATAGCTTCGCTTAGGAATATGTTGCGGCTATTCTCCCCACGTTTCTCGTCAATCTCGTTCCACAGGTCTTTGTGTAAGTACACGCAGATACCTTTCTTAGTTTTGCTCTGCGCCATCTTCATTCGGTTTAGACATCATTGAACCAATCATTAACGCTAAGTATATTTTCTCTTTCGCGTTCATGTCCTTGCGCTGTGAAAGTTCCAGAAGAATGTCGCCAAGAATCTTTCCTTGTTGAAAGTAGGTTGCCATTGAATTAACGATTTCGCGCTCACGCTCGTAAGTCATTTTGAGCGTTTCGTAAAGTGGTGTTTGTTTCATTATTGTTTGTTTTCTATTTCTTGTTTTATTTTAATAACGTAATTTATACTTTCAGGCACATGAGAATTTGATGGATCTCTATGGTAAAATATCCAAGAATTAATAAATTCTACTTCATTTTCATTGCAGTAATTTATGAATTTTTCATGTTCTTCCATACCCCAAGTTCCTGTATGAAATCTTAAATGTCTAATCATTTCGTAAATGTATGCTAAATTATTTTATCCAACAACATATTGTCCATAACTTGGATTAAGTTCGAAGTACATTCGCATCATTATTGCGTCGGCAACGTCAGGTGAAATTCCTTCGCGGTTCTTAATAACGTCTTTTGGAGTTACCATAAGTTTTCCGTCCACGTCAGCGCGGTGTCGTTTAATCATTTCCAACTCACGCACGATTTGTTCTTTGCGTGTGCTGGATAAGATTGTGACTTTGTTTTCTTCGACGTATTGAGCAAGTTTGTAATAACATTCGCTCTTTAAGTTTTGGTATTGTGGGTGCTTCGGTTTAGATCCGTTGACAAACCCACGACATTTTAAGAAGTCAACAACACCACCACCAACACCGTCTTCATCGCAGACAACGTCTTGCAATAAAATTGAATGCTGCTGACACGTTAAGCGAACTTTGTTAACGACTTCGTCCAACGCTGCACGATTCATTTCAATAACCTCTATTATAGTAAGTCCTTCCCACACGCAGATAATCGTTCTGTCCTTACCAAAACGCGCTATATCGGCTGTGATGTACTTCTTTCCTTCATTGATTACTTCGTTGCGGAACATTCGAAGTAAGTTCTCGGTTTGAAATAGTTTGTCGCTGTCGTCGTCGAACTCCCAGTTGCCTTCTAAAAGTCTTTTGCGGTCGTATTCAGGAAGTCGTCTAAGAGATTCAATGTAAGCAACAGGTAAGAACGGATTGTCCTGCGGTAACGCTTGAACAAAGGCGCGGTGTGAAGGCAATTCGTTGCGGTTGTTCTTCATGTAGAACTCGTTGTAAAGCCAACCTTTTGCAGGATTGCAAGACAAGAAACCTTTGGGAATTAAACCGAACTCGTTTAGTTTATAGCGGCATCTGGAGTGAACGATGCTGACCGCCTTTTCAGTTACTTCGGAACACTCGTCAATAAAGTAGTCTGTGATTTCTAACGAACCAAGACTATTGAAGTTAACGTCCGAAGGGTAAGCGAATAAGTCTTTCAAAACAATTTCGCTTCCGTTGAAGAACTTAATCACGTTGGATTGTCCGTTGAAGGTGTAATGTTTATTCGCTATCAATCCAAACTCCTCAGCAGTTTCAAAGAACGTGTTTAACGTTGTCTTTTTCAGAGTGTCTAATTTGCTACGTCCAATAAGAGAACGCGTCCCTGCGTACTTCAAACGACGTTGAATCTGCCACATACAACCGAACTTAGTCTTCCCACCCCCTGCCGCGCCACCGTATAACAACTGTTCAACGATGCTATCGGTGTTCAGGTAGTTCAACGCTTCAATCTGACGCGGCAGGTATGTTGGTTTGTAAGGTTGCATATTCATTCTATACATTCACAAGATATTTGATGCCAATCTTCTTCTTCCCATTCAATCTTCATTTGATTACGATCAGCATTTATTATTTCAGTCCAACTTTTGTTTCTTCCTAATCCTTTTAATTCTGCTAATTTTGTAGCGTTTTTTTCCATTGAAATACATCTATCTTGCAAATCTTTTGGTAAAGAAAGTATTTCATTTCGTTTCATATTTGGACAAAAGAAACAAGAACTTTTACCTGCTTTTGATAATCCAGTTTGTTCGATAACTTCTACACATTTTTCTCTATTCCAATTCCATTCAATCAATGGATAGTAATTTTCAAAATTTTCATTTGGATTTGCTTTGATTCTACGTTCTTCACCTGCATCAAAACCAACCCACATTTGAATTTTTTCATTTGGATATTTTAACTTCAAATACTTTTCGATTGGTTGAATCTTAAATTTTTGAGAACAAGTCTTCCAACCAAATGCAATAGGAGGGACAGTGTTGTTATTTAGACAATCCTGTTCTAATGTTAGAACTTCTCCAAACTTATTTTTATAATTCAAAGTTTTTATTGAAGGAAAGTTTTTAGATTGTAACCAATTATTAAATTCACTTATGAATTTATAAGTATGTGGGTGTTCACCTCCTGTATCAGAGAACAAAATTTCATCTGGTATTATTTGGTATTTCACCATATTTATTAGGACAGCAGCACTATTAGAACCACCACCAAAAGAGACTACTATTCTCATTGCTTCGACAAGTATAATTTATACAACTCACGCATACCCTCGAAGCGAATTGATTCCTTCAACAACATTCTTTTCCTATCACTCATTCGCTCAACCATTGACTGAACGAGTTGTTGTTCGAAGTAAATGTTCTTCTTTGCGTTCGCTTTGCATAATCTGTATTCTTCTTCGGTGAAGGTGTCAGCGTTTATTATTTTGCTTTCTTCGAGCCAACGCATAAGCGACACCGCACGAATCTCAATGACCGTATATTTTCCTTTCTTATAGTTCTGCAAGTCTTCCGCAAGCATTCTTCTCCAGCTATCATCGTTTACCGCCATTTCTTTTTCTTTTAATTGTTTAGATTCCTCTTCTTTTGATTCTGCGATTTCGCGTTGTATTTGTAGATTCGCCTTGTCGCGGTGTGGTTTGTAATGGGTTAGAACGTCACCAATAAACACTACGCTCAACGCTCCGAAGTGTTCGCATTTCTTTGACAGTTCGTTTGCTGCGTTAAGTTCAAACGCTAGGTTGAAGTGTTCGAATGTAACCCAACGAAAGTGTTTGCCTATGAACTCATGTAACATTTGCAGTAGTTGCGCCTCTGGAAGCGCGATGCCGTACATAGCGCAAACTTTCGAGCATAACTTGACGAATGTTGGTAGGTCGTAATCGGCTACAAATGCGCTTTCGCGCTCTGCACGATCAACCCTTTGTGTAATGCTGAGCGTCGTTGAAGATGCGCTGCGCAGCATCGGAGTCGAATTTTCCATTTTTGATTTTAGTGTTTTGGTTTGTAGTTACAAAGGTAGATAAGTCCCATTTACGCACGGCAGCCTTCCAGTCTTTCATTGCGTTGCGTCCGACCTTCCAACCATTCGCTTCGTAATGCGCGTGGAATTTCTCGGTGAACTTCAGCGCGTCGTCGTTGCTTAGTTTTTCGCAAGCGTAGTCGTAGATTTCGACAACAGTTGGTTTGACGAATGGCGACTTCTTTTCTTTTGCGATTAGCGTTGGAGCGGTTGGAACGGACAAGCGAATAAGTATGTCGTTTATCTTTTGTTCTTGCTCTTGCATTGCTGCTTCTAGCTGAACGATTCGATATTTTAGTTGTAGTATTAGCATCATGTTTTTATTTTTTAGTTAGTCCCACCCTTCGCCTTTTGCGTCGTCGTCTGCGTCGTCCCAGTCTTGACAATCGAAGCATACTTTGATTTCTCCTTCGTCATCTACAAATTCGTAGGCGGTGTCCCAATCTTCAAGCTGTTGGTCGCGCAATACTTCATCAACTCGCTCTCCGAGTTCTTTGCTTTCGCAGTTTGGACAAAATGTTAATTCACTTTTCATAGTTTTAGTTATTTGATTTTAGATTTTCTTTTTGCGCTGAGTGTCTTTTGATGCTCAACGTGTTCGACAAATTTAGTAAAAAAAGTCATTGGTTTAGCATAACCCATTTCATTTAGTATAAAACAAATGCGTTCAACATTGGCGCGGTAGTATTTGTCCCATTCAACCTGAGCAGATACCTGCTTGATTCCGTGTAGGATTGTCGCGTGGTCTTTCTTATAACGGTCACCTACGTTTTGAAGTGAGAGAACGTAACAAGGACGAATGATAAAAAATATAATTTGTCGTGCGTTTACTATCTCACGCTTTCTTGTCGGTGTGTACAACGCTTGTGAAGGAACTCCCAAGACCGAACACGTCACATCTTCCAGAGCCGACCAAAACATATCTCGTTCGTTTTCCATTTGCTTTTGCATTTCAATTTGTTCACTCGTTAATCTTTCGTAGCGTGGCGTTATCATCGTCCACAATAACTCGAAGCGTTCCATGTGTCTGAATGGTATCATGTCAAGGACTTCGTTTCTTATCTGTTCGTTAGTCATTTTCTTCGTTGATTAGTTTGGTAGGTGTAAATGTGCTGAATACTTCTTCGCGTGATAATCCTGTGTGAAGGCAAATGTTGTTGAAGTCTTTGATTCTCATTCGCTTTGGGTGTGCGACGTAAAGACGTGCCGTTGGATCGCTGATGCGTAACGCTGCTTTGAAGTTAGTCAGCGTCTTGAAGTTAATCTTGACTAAGCGACCAAAGGGTGTTGAATAGATTTGCTTGTTCATTTTCTTAATAGTGGTTTAATAAGTTGCGCTTTCTTCTTGTTGTCTTTGTCATTCGTTCCGCGTAACTCTGGATTGTATTGCTTGACCAATCGTGCTATGCGTGTGATGTTGTCAGCGCTGACGTACTTGCCGCTTTCGTACATGGCGAAGAAGTTGCTTGTGATGTCTTTGCGTTCGTCGAACTGTTGTTCCCAAACTTTTACACAAAGTGCTTTGTTGTTGTTGCGGAGAAATTTATACTTCTTCAGTAGTTTCTCAACGCGGTTTTCAAGTGATACTAATTTTTTCATTTTGTTGGTTTTGATTTATTAAGTTAAAATTAGAGAGGGTATATTTCAACCCTCTCGTATTATTTAGAATGGCATATCGTCTGTTTCGTCAGTAGAAACTAAACCGCTTTTTTCAAGCATTGCTTTCGCCTTGTTCATTTGATCCGCAGCCTTATCCAATCGGTTGCTAAATTCAGCAGATGTGCTGACCTTGTTTTGTAACCACTCTGGAAGCATCTTGAAGCGCAAGTCAAAATCTTCGCTGTCGTAGTCCAAAAGGAAAGCTGAGTTCACTAATGGCGGACAAGTCATTCCCTTGACAAGTGGACTTGCACCTTTGATGTCTGCGTACGTTCTGCCTGTGTTTGCGGTGCGGTGCATGACGTTAATCATTCCTTCCTTGCCTAACAGCGTTGCGATATCGAATTTGTTAGCTTCTGCGTCGCTAAATGCTTTGCCTAACCAACCCTGAACGAACGCTCTCAATCCGCTCTTTTCGTGCATTGAAAGAGTAAAGTCACGACCGATTGAGAATGGTTGTTCACCTTTACCGAAGTCGGCTAATTCGAGAGGCAGTTCGAATACAAGACGAACTTTGTTCACTAACTTTTCTTCGCCTTGAAAAGTGTCAAGGATTGTTCCGATGTGAATGATTTGGTAGCAACGCGCTACGTGTGTACCTGCGGGAACTGTCTGTCCTCCGCTGTTGTTTGTTTGTTGTGCAATGATGCTCATGTTGTTGTTGTTTATTTTGTTGTTATTGAATTGATTTAAGTATTCTTCGAACTTTATAGCCAGTTCGTAATCGGCTTGAATATGTCTTTCCTGACTTTCGTGAAGGTCGGACTGTTCGTTGATGCGTTTGAAATAACCCATTACACGTGGTCGTCAAAGATGTTGATGTCAAAGCTGAAAGTGATTCCGTCTTTTTCTAGCGTGACGTAGTCCAAGTCGAACTCAGGATCGTCGCTGCGGAAGAAACGACCACGCAAATGGATAGTGAACATATTGTCTTGTTCGTCAACAAATACCAAGTGTTGTTTTTCGTCTACTTCAAACCAACCTGTTTGGTCGTCGTTGTAGTTGTTGGCGATTGATTTGATTCTTTCGTTCAACGTGCGAATGTCGTCGTCGTTAAAACAGTAAGTGATTTTTGGACAGTACATAGTTTTGATTTTAGTGATTACAAATATATTCAATTAGTTGGTCGTTCCAACGCGCTTCTGAAAGTTTTTGATGTTTTTCTATGTTGGCACTTATCTCGTTGTGCGTTAGGTTGTATGCGTTGGCTGACGAAGAAACACAAACAAAACTAGATTTCTTTTGTTGGCTCTGGTAGTTCTTTCCAATGCGTTGTAACAAGGTGCTTGAATACTCGTTCAAGTTTGTCAATTCGGAACGCACAATACGAATCCCAATCCAATGTTCCATTTCTCTTATCACCCCAATAATTTTGGGCGACAATAATAGCTTCTTGAATTTCATTGATGTCTTCTGGAAATAGAAGTGGAGTTTTGCATTTGTTTTCATTGTTCATTTTGTTTTTGGGTTTTAGATTTCTTTTGATTCAAGGACTGTTGTTGTTGGTGTAAACGTAGCAGCCTTTTCAAATTCTTCTTTGGCTTCTTCGTATGTCTTTTTGTTGGCAACGTAAAGTCCGTCTACTTTAACCCAATAGATTGTTTCGTTGTACTTTACTTCTTCGATTAGTTCTACTTTCATTTGTTTGTTGTGTTTGGTTGTTGTTCTAAGATTCTTGTTTGCTCGTCAATCGTTCCTGCGATTAACATTGCTCCGAAAAGAAGCGCGATAAAAAGTAATGTTTTTTTCATTTTGTTATTTGTAATTTGCTTCGTGATAATTTTCTCTGTAATACTGTGTTCCTGTATTGTCTAAATTATTTGAACCCATTAAATGACCATTCTCATAAGCATCTTCAATTTGCCATTTATCCATTTGCAATGCTTTTTGAAGATTTTCTTTTGCCTCATTCGTCCACATAATGTTTCCTTCTATTTGCATTATTAACCATTGAAGGGCTGTTTGTCTTGTTTCCATATTAGTTTATTTTTGATAAGGTTAAAACACTTTGAGCAAGTTCTAAATACTCTTTGTAGTATTGGTTTCTTTCTTGAATTGAAATAGATTTGTCTTTTACACAATTCATTAAAGCAGACATAATTGTTTTTGCGTTTTGTAATTCGGTGTTCATTGTTGTTTTCATTTTGTTTATCTTTGGTGTTGTTGTTAATTGTTTGACAAATATATGCTAAACTTTTGAATACACAACAAAAAAATAAACTTTTTTTGAAAATAATTTCTAACTGATTGAAAATGAACGTAAAAACTTTTAAGAAAACATATAAAAAAAGTAGTGTAAAGCGTAAAGCAAAGCCCGAAAGCGAAGCTAACCAACAAGAAATAGTAATTAAGTACCTTCGTTTAGCATATCCCGACGCGTTGTACTGCGCTTCAGCAGGTGGTATGCGAACAAGTTACTTACAAGCGGTTAAGATGAAGCGTACTGGATATGTGAAAGGCTTTCCCGACTTGTTCATATACGAACCACGCGGAGCGTTCTTTGGTCTTGCCATTGAAATGAAGAAAGAAAAGGGAGGTGTCGCATCACCAGAGCAGAAGCGTTGGCAGGAACAATTGAGAAACAGGGGGTATTGTTCTTATATTTGTAAGGGTAGCGAGGAAGCAATTAAGCAAATCGACCAATACTTCAACAGTTAATTAAGTACATGACCTAAAAATTTAACTACACCACCTTACTAATTAAGTACACCACTTGAAACTTGACCAATACATAGAAGGACATTACAAAAAATTCAAAGAACTTGCGAAGAATATCTCGCGAGGTGAGGATTACTACGAAGACTTATTGCACGACTCTTTACTTTCTATGTTTGGTTCAAAGCATATCGAAAACCTAATCGACACAGGCGACTTTGAGTTCTATTTAATTCGTGTAATGTACTTAGCCGTCAATAGTCCAACGTCGCCTTTCTACAAACAGACTATTGCTTGGAACAGAAACCGCCGCGACTTCAAAGACTACGCTCACGAAGTTGACAAGACTTGGTTAGGCGCAAGGATGACAAACGAGCAACTGGACATTCTAATCAGTCGACTGAGCGAGTTTGAACGTCTAATCTTTCAGGAATACATACTTGAAGATTTTACCTATCGTGAACTATCCAAACAAACGGGAATACCTACACCATTCCTTTATCGAACCATTGATAATATCAAACAAAAAATAAGAGCCAATGTTATTCGCAAAACACAATGAGTACAAAAGACGCTTAGATATATGCCGAGCGTGTAAATTCTTCGAACCTTCAACGCAGTCGTGCGGTACTTTAATTTTAGGCGACGAAGTAGAAACTGAAGTGAAATTCAGAAAGAAGTCAATTAAGTTGTGCGGTTGTGTGATGCCAGTCAAAGCAAAACTCGCCTTCGCTTCCTGTCCTGCGTCAAAATGGAACGGTGTTCTTTCACTTGAGGAACAAATAGAGTTCAAACGATTCTTGCTCGATATGAAGGCGCAAGGGAAGTTGGAACAAAATGATATGCTTCGATTCTATTCGTTCAAGGATAAAGCCACAGGAGCGTTCAACGAGCGTTCAACGTGTCCACCTTGCGTGAAGAAAGACATCAACACCTTTCTCGATTCAATGAAGGACGTTGTTGTTGAAATAGGTGAATAACTTATTGTTGTAACGAATGACATTCAAAGTATATTTGTTACAGCCAAGCAATGCGATACTACCCCCTTTTATTTTTGCTTGGCGGCTGAAATAATTGGGGGTATATTTTTTAAGTAAGAAACAAACTGGATAAGAACAACAACCGCCTTCGTAAGTCACAGCGAAGTAACCAATGACTACACTTGCAATACATCAATGCTTGGATCGTGCAACTGCCCTTTTAAGGGCAAGAGTAATCTTTTTGGGGGAGCTTTTTCTTTTGTTCTTTCTTTATAGTGCTTACACGTTTTCTTTGTTCTTTTCTTTTCTTTGCATATTTAGTGACATACTTATAAATTTAATGACATACAATGACACTTACTGAAACAAAACTTGTAATAGTTCCAGAACATCAAATAAAATGGTTTGATAAAAACTATGGTTTTATTAATGACGATAAGTTCCAAACTGACGGTGCTTCATGGGCTATGTTAAAAAGTAATATTAAAGGTAACAATTATAAATTTTTATATTACAATGGCAATTCAGATGGTTTGATAGAAGGATTTTGGTTAGGATATCACGCAGGTAATCAATCAACTATTAACACTCAATACTTTTTGGACTGTTGCTTAATGGCTGAAGCAGATGCTATTGAATTGGAATTTTACGAAATTGCTTTTAACATTAATACGCTTCATAAGGAAATTACAACTTACATTATAAACGCAGAAACCGAATTCAATTCAATCATATTAAACAAATGATAATTATACCAGCTCAACTCGAAAGCGTAGGTACGCGAAAGGACAAGACGCTTAAACTAACCTTTGGAACAAATGAACTTTCACCTAATCAGGCAAGTGAACTATTCACTATCGCAAATCAATTCGGTTATCTTGCTTTTAAAGACGAAGATTTCAAGCGCGAAGAACTGGATGCAGTTGAAAGTCTTAAGAGTGAACTTGAAGATACGCTTAAGAAGCCCTCACAACGTTTACGCAATGTTCTATTTAGAATGTACGAACAAGACAACGACGGGTTTAAGACGTTCTCGAAATACTACGACAGCAGAATGGAACAACTTATTAACCATTACAAAGGAAAATTAGGGTAGTTCTTATATTTACATTGTAAGATACAATTACTTTCAATATGCCATTCGAAAAAGGACAATCGGGAAACCCGAAAGGAAAACCAAAAGGAGCTGTTTCACACAAGGTCGAAATGTGGAATCAGTTAGGCGACTACGTTGTAACGCAAGGTGCTGAACGTGCTATGTCTGTTCTTCATTCAATGGATGACGAGGACTATTTGCATCACTACCTTGCAATGCTTGAATACTTCAAACCTAAACAGGCGCGAACGGTTCACGCAGGCGACAGCGAAGCACCAGTACAAATAATAATCAATGACAAATTATAACAACTAATTCGACAAATTACCGAATGAGTACAGCTACTTTGACATTTGACTTAAGCGACGGCAACGATCGTTATGAGTTCAACCAAATCACGAAAGCGCGTGATATGGCTTCGTTACTTTGGGAAATTGAAATGAATGGTTACCGCAAGTTCACGAAGTACAACGACAGGCAAGAAGGCGCATATCAAGAAGGGATTGAAGAAGTATTCGAATACTTTCGCGCACTACTCAGTCATCACGAAATAAACATTGAACAATTAATAAAATGAGCGAAAACAAATTAAACTTCTTGCGGTCGCAGATTGCAATGTTTCATCCAGAATGGAGCAAAGAACAAGTACACATGGAAGCAATCAGAGTACACGAAGAAGCGAACACGATAGATGATGACGACGAAGGTTGTCTTTATTGCGGATCTTAAACGAATAAATACGGATAAATGAGCATCAAAGTAAGTATACCAGCTGACTATTCTTCGATTAGCGTCAAGCAATACGTTGACTATCACAACGCAAAGAGCGACATTGACAAGTTGGTTTCAATAAGTAACCTAACGAAAGAACAAGCGGAGCAGATTCCCTTCCAACACTTGCCTACCTTACTCGCAGCGTTTGAAGGAACGCTATTGAACGAGAGCGCGAAGTTCTTTGAAACGATAACTATCAAAGACAAGGACTTCGGTTTCATTCCAGACCTTTACTCAATCTCAATGGGTGAGTACGCTGACATCTCAACGTGGGCATCTGACGTGTCGACAAATATGGTGAAGATAATGGGAACGCTTTACCGCCCTATCGACAAGCGAGTAGGTCAGAAGTACACCATTGTACCACATAGCAAGGCAGCACGCGAACTTGTTCAAGGGTATGTTGAACAGATGACGCTTGAACAATTTAACGGTGCGATGCTTTTTTTTTCGACTTTGCTCAACGAACTAAGCAACACTTCGCTAGACTATTTGGAGAACGAAGTGAAGAAGTTGACGAAGGAGATGGAACAATTGACGACAGAGAAGGACTGAATCAGGTGCTTGGTCGCTACGGTTGGTATCACTTGTTTATGGAAGCCTGCGGTCGTGACATAACAAAATTAGATTTAATTACGGAAAAAAGTGCTTGGGAGATATTTACTTATATGACTTACCTAATAGACTACAATTATGTCGAACGTACAAAGCTACAACGCGCTTATAGATAGATTCAAGGCATTTGCCTCTGGACACTTTATTCTTAAGACCTTTTCACATGGTCAGATTGACACGGCAGACCTTGAAAAGTTTACCGAATATCCATTTATGCACGTTGTACCTTCGAACGTTACTTACGCAAAAGGTACTAAGACATTCTCTTTTCAGATTGTCCTTGCGGATCTTCCTAGAGATAAAGACGACAAGGTTGAGTTTCAACGTGAGGTTCTTTCTGACCTTCAACGCATAGCTGAAGATTTAGTTGCCGAGATTACCAACCACCGCGTTTTGTTTGGTGACTTAATCACGGTTCAAAATGTTTCCTTAGAACCCTTCCTTGAAGAATTTCATAACACGTTAACAGGTTGGACTGTTAGTCTTGAACTACTCGTTCCTTACTATTGGGACGCTTGTTCTATTCCTGCTGAGTGGAATACATTTTTTGAAGGTGGTTCAAGTGGCGGAGAAAGTAACATCTTCAACTTCGCTATGTCTATTCAAGATACAAACGGTCAGGTAACACTTGTCAACGACGAAGAAACACCAGCACCGAACTACTACTACGGAACGAACGGAGCAGGGGTGCGTGGTTGGTATTTGTTAAGCGACGAAGTAGGATTGACGTGCGCCACTATTGGAACGTGTCAAACGATAATTGACATCGAAGCAGCCATTGACGCACTCGAAGAAGAAATACTTTTGAAGGCTGACATCAGCAGCATCAGCGCTGTTGGTTTCTCAAATGATTATACAGACTTAGACAACAAGCCAACAATACCAGCAGCGCAAGTAAATAGCGATTGGAACGCAGTAGCAGGTGTGGCTCAGATTCTTAACAAGCCTACTATTCCTTCTATTGCAGGATTGGCTACAGTTACTTATGTAGATCAGCAAGACGCGTTAAAGGTAGATAAGGTAGCAGGCAAAGGACTATCTACAAATGATTTTACTAATACGTTAAAGACTAAACTCGATGGCATTGAGGCAGGAGCGCAAGTGAATGTTAATGCTGATTGGAATGCAACGAGTGGCGATGCGCAGATATTAAACAAACCAACGCTAACCAATGGAACAGTAACAAGCGTAGGTGTAACGGCAGGAACGGGAATAAGCGTAAGCGGTAGCCCTATTACTTCGAGCGGAAGCATCACGGTAACCAACTCAGCACCTGACCAAGTGGTTGGATTAACAGCAGGGAGTGGTATAGCAGTAACGGGTACATATCCGAACTTCACCATTACCAACAACGCACCTTCAGGTGGAACGGTTACGGCAGTTACGGCTACTGCTCCAATGTCATCTACGGGTGGAGCTACACCTAACCTATCAATGTCATCTGCCAACGGCACGACTAACGGATATTTGCTTTCGAGTGATTGGTTGATTTTCAACGGTAAGTTCAACACACCAACTGGAACTACTCTACAATACGTGAGAGGTGATGGTAGCTTAGCTACATTTCCCTCGTTAACGGGATATGTTCCTTACACAGGAGCAACAACAAACGTTGATTTAGGAACACACACGTTAAGCGCCAAAGATTTAGTCATCAACCATTCAAGCGGTAGCGGTGTTGCTGCTTCAATCACTAAGGGTGGCGCAGGTGAAGCGTTAACGGTTAACAAGACAAGCGGCAGCGGTAACGCAATGAGCGTGACGGGCGGAGTGACGCAGTTGGATGAACTACATTTGACTACTGACTTGGCTGACGCTTACATAGCATCTGCGGCAACTTGGAACGCAAAAGTTCCTTCAACTCGCACAATAAGCACGACAGCACCTTTAAGCGGTGGCGGTGATTTGTCAGCAAACAGAACGCTATCAATGCCTGCCGCTACAACATTAGTTGACGGTTATTTGTCCGCTACTGATTGGACAACGTTCAATAATAAACAAGCCGCACTTGTTAGTGGAACAAACATTAAGACTATCAATAGCACTACTCTTTTAGGTAGTGGTAACATAGCGGTTGAGCCAACGATTACCGCAGGAACAACGGGACAATATTACAGAGGTGATAAGACGTTTCAAACATTAGACAAAACAGCGGTAGGTTTGGCGAACGTTGACAACACAAGCGACGCAAGTAAACCAATCAGCACAGCAACGCAAACAGCGTTAAACGCTAAGCAAGGTACAATAACGCTAACTACCACAGGAACAAGTGGAGCGTCAACGTTAGTTGGAAATACTTTGAACATTCCGCAATATATTGGCGGTGTAACATCAGTAACAGGTACTGCTCCTGTTGTTTCTTCGGGAGGAACAACTCCTGCTATTAGTATGCCTGCCGCTACTAGTTTAGTGAATGGTTATTTAAGCAGTACAGATTGGACAACGTTCAACAACAAACAAGCAGCGTTAGTTAGTGCAACAAACATCAAGACAATCAACGGTAATTCAATTCTTGGTAGTGGTGATTTGGTAGTGAGTGGCGGTGGTGGTGGAACGGTTACAAGTGTAGCCGCGTTGACATTAGGAACAACGGGAACAAATTTAAGTTCAACGGTTACAAATGGAACAACAACACCTGTAATAACGTTGAATGTGCCTGATGCTTCTGCTACAAATAGAGGAGCGTTAACCGCTGCGAATTGGACTACTTTCAATAACAAGCAAAACGCGCTTACTTTAACCACAACTGGGACAAGTGGCGCAGCTACTTTGGTAGGTGCTACGCTTAACATCCCTCAATATAGTGGAGGAGGAGGAGGTGGTGCGGCAGGAGGTCCTCACGTTATAACAGCACCTGTTCAGGGTAGGATATACGGATTAAAAAACAACGGTACACCTACCACTGTATGTACTACCGCCACAAACAGAATGACATTGATGCCGTTTGTGCCTAACAACAATATAAAAATGTTAGATCCTATTGGATCTCCTGCAAGTTTTTACATAAATGTTGTAACTGCAGGTGCAGTAAATTGCAAAATTGTTATATATTCAGATTCGGCAGGACAACCGCTTACCAAATTATATGAAAGCGCGAGCATGAGTTGTGCAACAATAGGTCAGAAAGTAGCGTTAAGCAGTATATCTCCGTTGGTTAAAGGAACAACATATTGGATTGGAACGATAACAAGTGGGGTAGGACCGACATTAACTCAGTACAGCATTGATTCTATGCTTCCAATTTCAGAAAATGTGGGCGGCGCTACAAATTGGTTTTTATCAACAGGCGCTTATTCTTTTGCTGCCGTACCTGCTACGATTGTTAACCCATTTGTTTTTGCACCAAGCAGTGTTAACTGTCCTGCTGTTTATATACAGGAGTGGGTTTATGAAGAATAATAATTCAAAATAAATAAAAATATGGCACAGATAAGAAAAGAAATTTATAATGAAACAGGACTTATAAAAACAGTGTTCATCGAAGTAGACGAACCAACGCAAGAGGAATTGATAGCGCAAAAAGAAGCGCAGCTTCTTGAAGTGTTTGAAGAACTGAAAAGATTGAAAGGTAATAACTAACAATGATAAATAACGTATACATAAAAGCTGGTGGAGGTGGGGGTGGTAGTGTCACGGCAGTAACGGGGACTGCGCCTGTTGTTTCTTCGGGTGGCGCAACACCTGCCATTAGTATGCCTGCGGCAACAAGTTTGGTAAACGGTTATTTATCAGCAGCCGATTGGGCTACGTTTAATTCAAAAGTACCTGCCGCTCGCACAATAACGATTAACGGAACTACACAAGATTTATCAGCTAATAGAACGTTCACAGTAGAAACAACCTCAACAGGAAACTCATTATATTTATTTTACAATTACTAAACAATGCCAGCTAACTTTCAACCCATTTTCGCACTCGTTCCTGAAACGGCTTTCGCTACGGTAACGGCTGCAACAACTGACCGCACAGGAGCAACGATGGGTAACACCATAACGCTACTAACGGCAGCAACCAACGGAACTAAAATAACGCAGATAGGAGCAAAGGTAGCAGGCACAAACGCTGCGACTTTGGTACTTATCTTTATAAGTGATACCGCAGGTGCTAACTTCAAGTTGTTTGATGAGATGGCTTTGCCTGCAATAACACCTTCAACAACAACAACATCACAACGACAAGTTAATACTTATTCTGATTTGCAACTTAAAGCAGGTCAAGTGGTGAAGGTTGGAATTACTGTTGCAACAGCAGCAGGAGTAAATGTGTTTGCAATTAAAGGAGATTACTAATGCCTAACTTTGGATTATTTCGTGGCTTTAGCGACAAAACATTTGCAGGCCAAGTTCCTACTAATTTAGGAACAATTGGTAATATAGTAATAAGTCAGGGATTATTAGATGTATACCCAAATGCAGCTGCCGCCTATTCGCTTCGTTTATTACGTGAGGCTTATAGTGGCAGTGCTATTCGTGTGAGAAGGTCAAGTGACAGTGCAGAGCAAGATATTGGATTTACTGCACTTGGAGGTCTTAATACAACTGCACTTACTTCTTTTTGTGGTGCAGGTAATGGATTTGTGACAACTTGGTACGACCAAAGTGGTAATAGTAATAACGCAACACAAACAACAGCTTCAAATCAACCACAAATAGTTAGTAGTGGTGTGGTAATAAATGTAAACTCTAAACCGTGTTTGCAGTTCACAAATGGAAGTTCACAATTACTTAGTTACCCAACCTCTCTATGGACATATACAGGAAATTCTACATTGTTTCATACTTCAAGAAATCGAAATAATGGAGGGGCTCAATATGGTTCTATAATTTCACAAGGTGGAGGAAGTGGAAATCAAGCAGCAGGAATACAATGGCAACAATTCCCAAATACGACTACGCAAGCGTCCACCGATGTTTACGCACCAGGAGGTATGTCTACGAGTGGGCTACAAAATATCAATACACAATATCTTGCTACCTTTCAGTGGCAGAATTGGTCAACACATAAAACAAATGGTAATACAATAATTGCAATTAATGGCGTAAATCAAACCCTTACAGCTTATGGAGCTACTCCTTCAGGGCTAGCTACTTCTCCAAGATACATTGGTTCTTTTGATGGATCTCAAAATGGTTGTTTTTTAGGAGATATTCAAGAAATTGTAGTTTATACAAGTGTATTTTCTCAAGCAGATATTGACGGAGCAGAATCAAACATAAACACATACTATGCAATCTATTAACGGCTACCAATACGCAACCGAACAAGAAGCAATCAACGCTAGAGAATCGTGTGATGCTTACTACGGCATCCCTGTTACTCCCGATGATATAACACAGAATTGGGTTGACTATCAATTTGCAGAATTGAACACACCTCAATTTTGGTATATTGTTTACAATGATTCTTTACTTCCTATTCTTGGGATGCCAATAGACTTGGAAATAGTACCACCACCATTTCCTACTTTAAATGCCTAACGAACAGAGCGCACCCAACTTCTTCGCTGTGGTCAACGACATGGCGAAACGCTTTGTTGAGTTGATGCAGTCCGACTACCGACTTAAACGGAAGGTGGGACGCAACTACACGAATGCGGTGTCAAGTGGTACGCTTGTAAAGTCGTTAGCTTATAGGTTGAAGATAAAAGGAAAGTCAATAGACATTTCAATATACGCAAAGGGGAAAGCGTCGCAATACTTTCTTGCACGTGAGAACGGACGCAGAGCAGGAGCGACACCGCCACCAGTAAGCGCAATTCTTGATTGGATGCGATTGAAGCCTATCAAGTTACGCGACAAGGAAAGCGGTAAGTTTAAGAAGCCAACGGAAGCACTTAAAAGACAAGTGGCTTTTTTAATTGCTCGCAAAATAGGCAAGGAAGGAATAAAAGGGTGGCACGCTTTCGACTACGCAATGGAGAACATTTGGGATGAATACGAAGCGAAATTGGTTGAGGCATTTGGCAAAGATTTCGGAGCAAGTTTAGAAGGATTAAACGACATATAAAAACAATATAATGGCAATTACAATAGACGACCAACCTTACCAGTATACACCTATCGGACAAAGATTGATGATTGTGTGCAGTTCAACCAACGTGGCAAACGCAGGCTTTCGTTTCGTGTTTGACTTCGGTGCGTTCCAAGTCAACGTACAACCCAACGCGAGCAACAAAGGAATGTTAGACCTCGCACCGATATTTCGTGAGCAACTACAACACGATGCAGGCGCAGCAAATGAAGGGATTAACGACGAGTATAAAAGTGTTGCAAATATAAGCTGCTCAATAAAAGAAGGTTGGTTGATTGACGGAGTATTCACGGGAACAAATACGGGTTCTGCATCAATTGACGACGTGTACGCTTTCCTTGCTGAATATCAAGTAAGCGACGGCTACAAACCAAACCCAAACGCACGCTATGCTTTGTCGAACACATCAAAATACTTGTTGAGCGAACGCACAACAGACACGCACAAATGGAGCGAAGCACCAGCGCGTGGTTTGTCAAACGATTGGGTGTACATACCTACTCGATTAGCTGACTTTGGACAGTTGTATTCGATAAGTAACAACGGTCTTTTAGTGGATAACGATGCAACAGATTTATTTGTGTCAACATACGACAACAGCAACACGTTAATTGCGCAAACTAATTTCACTTTATTTACAGATACAAATTCAGTTTGTCGTTTGGGTGCAAATCCACAAAACTTAATCAATGAAGGATTAGACTTCACCAATGTCAAATACTATACAATACAAGCAGGCGCGCCTATTGTTCTTCCCATTTACACACCTTATTCACGCGTGTATTGTTTTTACATTGTCGCTGACGATTGTCGCTTTGACAACGTGCGTTTGGGTTGGACAAATACTTGCGGTGGTGTGGATTACTTCAACTTCACGAAGAAGTCGGAATTGTCGTTCAACTACGATCGTAAGCAATATCAAAAAGTAGTTGGTTCATACAACACGGCATCGTTTGCTTTCAATACTTGGGACAGAGGAACAACTGACCGCTATGTGAACACGACCAAAGGACTACAAATAAATAGCGATTGGATAAGCGTTGGTGAGTTCGAATTGTTACAAACGCTTTGTCGTTCGAACGACGTGTTCATAATTGGTGATGATGCGACAATGACACCTGTTCTTGTGGACACGCAAAACTTTGTTATCAAGGACGAAAGATATTCGAAACTATACAACGTTACTTTGAACCTTAAATACTCTCAACCTGTTGGCTTATGATGAACGAAGTAATACTAACGTTAACCGATAGCAACGGCAACGCGTCAACGATTGACCTCTACGAAAATGAGAAGATGCACCTCAACTACAAGTTTACGGATCTCACGAACTTTAGTTCTGTCGGCAGCTACTCGCAGGAGTTTCGCATACCAGCAAGCGCAACAAACGTAGATTTCTTCGGTGCTATCTTCAACGTTAACTTCAACGGATGGTTTGACTTTCGAAAGAAGGTAACCGCAACACTAACAGTCAACACTATCCCAATAGCAAGTGGTCACATTCAGGTGAAGAAACTTTATTGGCAGAGTGGAAAGTTGTTCGAATTTGAGGTTGTGTTTTTCGGTGAAGTACCCAATCTTTCACGCTTACTAAACGAAAAGAAACTAAGAGATATTGAGAGCATTGTTGCAGGTGACTTGGACTATGATTTGCTTCACGCTAACGTAGAAACGCCACCTAACGACAATACGATATTAACGCTATGCGACAAGTGGAACTTAACGGCAAGTAATCCACTTGGACAACCTGTTTACTCAACTGTTATTGCAGGTCAGCCGACGTACAAACCTCTTTATGTGGGACACTTGACACCTGCGGTGAAGGCTTACTATTTGTTTGACCAAATCTTGAAGGACGCAGGCGTTCAATGGGCAAGTGCAAGTCTTTTAGATATGCTTGACAACGTTTATATTCCTTTTGTCAATGGTCAGTATTTGAACGCTTCAAACGGACTTAATGACATAGCTTCAAACGTAGGTCTTGCTACTAACGTGAACAACATTTCATTCAGTCCTATTGGTTCGGGTTCGTTGTATAATTTATACACTCAATTCACAGAATACGAAGATGCAGGGAGTGATTGGGCAAGTGGGATTTACACCGCACCATTCACAGGGACATTTACATTCAAGTGTTGGATGCACGGACAAGCAACACCGACAGGAGCGGTTGGAGTAAGTCAGGTTCAATTTGGTTATTTCACGTTTATAAACAACGCACAAACTACATTTTACGATTCAATTAGTTTAGGAAGTGCAGGAACAAATGATTTAAGCTACGACCAAAACATAACTATCGAACTGAACGCAGGTGATACGGTAAAGTTTTATTTTTCAGCTTTCATATACCAACAATTTGGTGGTCTTGAAATAGATTTTGGTGGTAATGCAAATATAGACTACACAGGAACAGGTGTTGAATTAGTAAGCGTTGGAACATCATTGATAGGAGATACTTGCGTGATGCAATTCAACGCTCCAGACATGAAGCAAATCGACTTTATTACGTCTATTCAAAAGATGTTTAACCTTGCCTTTGTTCCCGACCGTACACTTCCAAACACATTACGCATTGAACCACTTGTTGAATACATCGGAAGCGGAAATACTTTGGATTGGACTGAGAAACTTGATTTATCAAAAGACATAACGTACTACCCAACAACCGACCTTCAAAAAGCAAAGTTCACCTTCACATACACAGAAGATTCAGACTATTACAACAACGTCTACAAAGACAACGGACACATCTTCGGAAGCTATGAGGTAACAGAAAACGACTTTGAAGTAATCAACGAGTTTGCAACTGGCGAAGAAAAAGTTGAGTTAGCATTCGCACCAACACCTTCACGAGCAGTTGAGAATACCGATGTTGTCGTTCCTCGTTTTATTAGTGGAGAAGGAAACTTTGTACAACCAAAACCGCGCATACTTTATTACTTCGCAGACTTCTTCGTTAATATGTTTGACGAGGTTTCAGGTGACGTAGTGCAAACGGCAGTTAAGTGTTTGAACAACTACTCAACCATGAACGCAAGTGTCGGAGATAGCGACCTAAACTTTGCTCCCGAAGTACCGCTTCACACAATCATAGCACCGCCATACGACAACCTTTACAACCGTTGGTGGAGAAACTACTATCGTGAACTTTACGATGGACAAGCGCGCATCTTAGAAGGAATGTTTGCACTAACACTAAACGACATATTTACGTTTCAATGGTCAGATAAAATATGGATTGTAGATTCTTGGTGGAGAGTCTTGGACATCGAAGGTTACGTTGTTGGTGAGCAGGATATGACCAAAGTAAAACTTATTCGTATTTTGGATATAGACAACGACTGCGACATTTTACCTATAACCGCCAACCTTGACCAAACTATAAATTGGGAAAGACCGAACGGAGATCCTGCGGTAGTAACCGAAGACTGTTGTCGTCGCTTTGGCTACTATTGGAACTCTGCAAAGAGCAATTGTTTTTCAGTACCAAACATTGGTACACGTTCATTCATTACATCGGAAGCACCAACGTTAGCACCAACACGATTTGGTGCGCCTGTTAACTTTGGAGCGTCGGTATCACAGCCAGTAAGGTCAATAAGTACCGATTATGTAGTAACGAATTTCGACAGAACGATTTTACTTACTGACTTAGCCGCAGATATTGATGTTTACCTTCCGTCAGCACAGGCAACGAGAGGGACAATAATCAGCATAAAGTTAGCAAGTGACGATTATGGCGCAACGCTTCACGCATACACAGGGCAAAAGATTGAAAGCGCAATAACGTACACAATAAAAACAAGCGGTAGTGTCGTGACTTTGGTAAGTGATGGCAGCAACTGGAAGATTGATAGCGAAAACGACAACACGATAACGTGGACTATTGACTTCATGAGCAGTTTAACGGCTACCGTTTTCGCTCCTTACGACTTAATCATTAACAAGATTGACAACGTAAAGAATAGTCCTGTTGTAACCATTACCGACGACGGAAGTGCTTATACTTTGGGAAACAATATAGCGGTTGGAAGTGCTATTGCTTTCACCGCAAATACAGCGTCTGTTGTTAACGCAATAATCGAAAGAGCATGATAAATAATTTTCAAAATAAAGCGCACTCAATGGTCGCTTGTTTAGAGTTCATTAAGTTGAATATCAAGACAAAAGGCGAGAGCGGAATAATGGCTAACGGCAAACGTAAATTGGAAATGTGGAAGCACTACGCTTGGAAAGTGACACGTATTTCGTTAAACGTAGCGTTTTGGATATTTATACTTTATAAACTACTCTCATAATGGCGAATACAATAGATTTCAACGTAAGCACAAATGCGGTTAATATCCTCAACCAAACCGCAAACGCTGCGGACAATACGGCGACAGGATTCAAGAGCGCAAAGGCTGAACTTCGTGCGCTGAATAATCAGTTGCTTACGATGGATCAAACGAGCGACGCGTTCAAGAAAGCGTCTGCACGTGCTGCCGAATTAAAGGACAACATTTCCGACTTAGGTGCAGAGATTAGTGCTAACGCTGGTAACGCTTTCGAAGGTCTTTCGAACAACGTTGGTTTGTTCGGTTCGCGTCTTATGGACTTGGACTTGAAAGGAGCAGGACAAGCGTTGACTTCAATGGGTGGAGCAGTTGGTCGCATTGATTTTAAGACAGTAAAAGACGAGGTTGGTGGATTGGTTAAAGGATTAGGTAATCTTGCTTTGTCAGTTGTTTCCAATCCATTCTTTTTGATTGCAGGAACGTTGGCTGCTATTGCTTACAACTACAAAGACATTGCAAAGTGGGCAACGCAAACTTCAAAGGAACAACAGAACCTTGCAAAAGTTACAAGTGAACTTAATGAAGCTACTCAACAAGAACTTGTAAAAGGAGCGCAGAAGATTACGCAAATTGAAGTCTTGACAGATAGAGTTAAAGACAACAATTTAACCGAGAAAGAAAGACGTCAGGCATTGAGTGATTTGGAAGCAATGTACCCAGCGTACTTTTCAAATATCAACGGTGACATAAACGACACAGAAGCGTTAAACACCGCCAAAGAAAAGTTAATTGCAAGCATCAAATCGGAAGCCAAAGCAAACGCTGCAAAGTCTTTGCTCGAAGCGGAATACGCAAAGAAATTATCGTTAGAAACTGAACTTGCAAATAAGAAAGATAAAGTATCTTTAGAGGAATTTAACGCTGCGGTTGAAGCAGCAAAGTTTAACCAACAAACATATTTCAAAGACGCTAATCAGAACTTATCGGATTGGTGGAATGGAACAGAAGGAGTTGGTAAAGCAGCAATTGATTTAGAAGAAAGTATTCAACGCATAGCATTTTTGGAAGGCGAAGCAACATCGGCAGTTTTGGCTAATGTGCAAACGGAAGTTAAAGCAATAAGAGAAAAAACAAAGGCTGCAAATACAGCGGCTCAGGCAGAAGCAGATAAAAAAGAAGCAGAACGTGAAAAAGAACTTGAAGCAAATGCGGTTAAGGCTGCAAAAGAATTAAAACTTGAAAAGGAACTTGCTGACTTAAAATTAAAAGTGCGTGAAGATTACATCAAAGCAAATCAAAGCGCACAGGCTAATGAACTTTATGAGTTAGAAAAGAAAAAACAATTAGAACTACAAACCTTTGAAGGAGCAGAAGAAGATAAAGTTTTTATCATTGAAAAATATCGTCTTGCTGAAATTGACGTCAATACTAAATACGACGATTTAGCACTTGAACAACAAATTGCTGCTAATGAAAAGAAAAAAGCAGAAGACGATAAAGCAAAAGAAGACGAACTTGCAAGACAAAAGCAATTTGATGCAGACAAACTTGCGGCAGAACAAGCCTTAACAGATGCTAAATTCTCTCTTGCTTCCGCTTCGGTTGACTTGTTAGGAACCTTATTCGCAAAGAACAAGAAAGCGGCAGATATTGCCTTTGCACTTGACAAGGCTTTGGCTATTGCGCAAGTGGTTGTAAATACACAACGAGAAATTAGCGCCTACAATTCAAACCCTGTTTGGTCTTTATCTCCAGACGGTGGTGCTTCAATAAAGATTCCTGCAATTATTGGTGCTAAACTTCGAGCGGCTGCGTCTATTGCTACAATAGCAGGAACGGCAATAGGTCGCTTTGCAGGTAATGGAGGCGGTGGAAACAATGCAGGTAGTAATGGAGGTGGCGGAACAACTGCTCCTTCACCTGCAAATTTCGACTTTATCAGTCAGCAACCCAACCAACAACCACCATTACAAGCGTACGTCGTAGGTAGTCAAGTATCAAGCAACTTAGAAGCACAACAATTAATTCAAAACCAATCTAGACTAGGAGGATAAAACATGAACAAAAAAATTAAAGTAATTGAATACGGAGTAGACGACGAAGGATTGCTCGGAGTGTTCGCTATCAGCGTAGTAGAACAACCTGCAATAGGGGTTGATTTTGTAGCGTTAAGCGAACAACACGTTGTGAAGTTCAAAGAAGACTTTAGAGGTCTTTTATACGGCGCTCTATTGATTCCTGACCAACTAATCTACCGACGCAACGACAAGACCGACGAAGAATACTATGTCAAGTATTCGAAAGATACCATTCGCGCTATTGCTTACAACTACTTGAAGCAAAACATGACCAACAACGCAACGGTTGAACACGCGAAAGTGGTTGAAGGTGTGTCGTTGGTTGAAACGTGGATCATCGAAGGCGAGAACGACAAGTCTAAGAACTTCGGGTTCGACCTTCCAGAAGGAACGTGGTTCGGTTGCATGAAAGTTGACAACGAAGAAGTAAAGCAACAGATACAAAACAAAGAAGTGTTGGGTTTCTCTATCGAAGGGAACTTCCTTGCCGAGAAAGAAATGTATTTAAGCGAACACGTTAGCACTTTGCTTGAAGAATTAGACGCAATACTCAAAGGCGAGTAATGAACATCGAAGCAGGGGGGTTCTTAAAGGTCGAACTATTCAACGACGATGCTACCCTGTTTCTTAACGCACTCACCAAGATAACAAATGAGAGTGGTAAAATGGGGTTTAAGTCTTACGGATTGACAGAGGAAGAAATGAAGACGCTAAACACGATACTTGACAATTTAGGATAAAAAAAACGAGGGGTAACTACTCCCCTCGTCAAACCTAAAAATCAAAATCAACCTATGAAAAGCCGAATTGTGAAACAAATATACAGGTTTTTCTATTTAGGAACTAAACATTTAATAAACACTTATATGAACTTAAGAGAAAAAGTTAACGCTCTTTTCGCAAAGCACAATGTAAGCCTATCTGCTGAGGAAGTAGTTGAGGTGAAGCAAATGGTTGAAGCGGTATTAGAGGACGGAACAAGCATCTATTCAGACAGCGACGCATGGGCGCCTGGAGTTCGTGTATTCGCAAAAGACGCAGACGGCAACGAGGTTGTTGTAGCGGACGGAGAATACACAACAGCCGAAGGGGTTATTGTAGTTGTTACTGAAGGACTACTTGTTGAATTGAAACCAATGGTTGAAGAACCAGAAGTTGAGGTTGAAGTAGAAACCGAAGAACAAGCAGCAGAAGTTGTTGTTGAGGACACATTCAACGCAGAGGTTGAAGGTCTTTTGTCTTTGGTTGCTAAATTAGAAAGCGAACTTGCTGACATCAAGAAGGCAAACACCGAACTTTCTGCAAACGTAGAGAAGTTGAGCGCACAACCTGCGGCAACATCAATTAAAGAAGTTAAACAATCAAAAGTAAGCGCACCTTCAAAAAGCTACAATAAAATGTCAGCAGAAGAACGTTTCGTATTTCATCTAAACAAATAAAAAACAAACAATAAAAAATGGCTACTACATTATCCCCAAACCCAATTAACAGCACCTTTTCAGGAGCTGTAGCAGGCGGTTACATTCGCGCTGCATTTTTAAGTAACGAGTCTTTGTCTGCTGTTACATTCAAAGAGAACATTGACTACAAGCAAGTAGTTCGTAAGTTGGTTGACGACATCACTTTCGAAGCACCAACTTGTGACTTCACTCCACTTGGAACAGTTGCATTAAGCGAGCGTATCTTGACTTTGGAAAAATTCCAAATTCACAGACAATTGTGCAAAAATGACTTTTTGAAAGATTGGGAATCGTCCTCAGAGCAGAACGGACAACTTCACGCTTCATTGACTGACGCTATTATAGCTAACGTTTTAGCAGGAATGGCAGCTCGTAACGAAGTATTGATATGGCAGGGTGTTAACGCAACAGCAGGTCAATACGACGGTTTCGAAACATTGTTCGCAGCAGGCGGAAGCGGTGTTCTTACCGTTGCTACTCCAGAGGCTATCACTTCTGCAAACGTAATTGAGGAAATGGGACGTTTAGTTCTTACTCTTCCAACACGCGTTCGTCGCGCTACTGAGAAGCCAATCATCGCAGTTTCTTCTAACGTTGCTGAGGCGTACAGAACAGCTATCTTAGGTCTTGGTGGTGGTTTCTACCTTTATCAAGGAGAGGCAGTTGTAATGAACTGGCAGGGACAGTATGACGTTGTAGAATGCCCAGGAATGTCTGACGACACAATGGCTTTCTACCAAAAGTCTAACCTTTGGTTTGGTACAAACACTCTTGACCAATGGAATAACGTTGCAGTTTTGGATATGTTTGAACATGACCTTTCAAACAACGTACGTTTCGCAGCTTCTTTCTTCGCAGGTGTACAATTCGGTTTCGGAAACGAAATCGCGTTCTACCAATATACTGCCTAATCTCAACCATTCTAACCCTTGCATATATAGAGGTGGTGGCATAAAAACCACCCCTCTTTTGTGCTAATAAAAAACATACAAATATGGCATGTGAATTAAGCACAGGTTTCACACTCGATTGCAAAGACGGCATCGGTGGAATTAAGCAGATTGTTTTATTAGATAAAACAAGTGTTGAAACAATTACGTATGAAGTGGGAACAGAAGTTATAAGTTCAATGGTTATAAATAACACAAATGAACTTTACACTTATGAACTTCCAACTCAAACAGGATCGTTTGAAGAAACAATTAACTTCAACCGTGATGCAGGAACTATTTTCTACACACAAACAGTAAATATCATGATGCAAAAGTTAAGCGCTCCAAAGCGTCTTGAATTGCAAAATGCAGCAACTGTTCGTGTTATTGTATTTGTAAACGACACAAACAATAATTGGTGGGCAATAGGTATTGAAAATGGTGCTGACCTTTCAACAGGAACAGCAGCAACAGGAACAGCACTTGGTGACGCTAATGGATACACTTTGGCTTTCACACACGAAACTCCAAAAAGAGCGTACAAATTAGCTGATGCTCCTTCTGTAATCATTACAGACTAAAAAAACTTTTACACATGTAGGGACAAAGCGTCCCTACGTGTTGTAATTTTAGCAAACAAATAAAAGGATAGAATGGTTTATTTGAATACAAATACTGCGAATCAATACGCATGGCTTTCGTTAGACGAGGGACGTGCTTACTTCAATGTTGCGTTTACAAATTACCTTCTTGTTTTAACCTACGAAATGACAGGTGAACAACTTGCTCAGGTCGTAGAGGTGATAACAGAAAACGAACGTGTTACAAAAATACGTTTAACAACAGTTGGTCTTGTTGACGCTGGTAAATACAAGTACGATATGTACGGACAAAACAGCAACAGCAATTTAGATCCGACAAACGCTTCCGTTGTTGGACTTGTTGAACGTGGTTCGATGATTCTTCAAGACGGAACAATTTACTTCGACGTTTCTTCGCCAACGATTCCCGTTGACGTAATATATACAGGTGCATAATATGAGCAACATTCAACAAATCAATCTTTCGGCATACCAACCAGTTGAAGCGGTTGAAAAAGACAATCGCGCAGGTTGGATTGATTACGGTTTCAACAACTTATTTCCTCAGCACCTTATAACGCTTTATTATAACAGCCCTATTCATAACGCATTGACGAACTCAATTGCGTATATGATTGAAGGAAAAGGTACAGGAACGATTCTAGACAATGCTTTGCAAGGTATTGCATTCGACTTAAAACTTCAAGGTGCGTTCGTTGCCGAAGTGATATGGTCAATGGACTTCACTCGCGTTGTTAAAATCAACCACTTACCTTTTGAGAATTGTCGTTTAGCTTACGACAAAGAAGAAGATGACATCACAGGCATTTGGTACTCAAAAGATTGGGCAAATACACGCAGCAAAAAAGGAAAGCCTGAGTTCATTCCTGCGTTCAATCCTTCACAGGCGGAAGAACAACCGCGTCAAGTTATTTACGCACACGGCATGATGGCAGGAAGTTCGTACTACGCTAAACCAGACTACTTCGGTGCGTTGAATTACGTTGAGTTGTCTTATCAAATGGGACTATACCACGTTAACAATATCTTAAACGGATTATTCCCTTCATTCATTATAAACTTCTTAAACGGCATACCGCAGAAAGAGGAACGCGAGGCAATACGTCGTGAGTGGGAACAACGTTTGAGCGGTGCAAGTAATGCAGGAAAGTTCTTAATGACGTTTAACGAAGATCCTACACGCGCTCCTTCAATCGAATCATTTCCTTTGTCGGACGCTGACAAACAATATCAATTCTTATCGGAAGAAACAGCGAAGCAAATCATGGTTGGACACCGTGTTGTTTCGCCATTGATTCACGGAATTAGAGATACAACAGGCTTCGGTTCGAATAAGGACGAAATGCTTGTTGGAATGGAGATATTCAACAACCAAGTAATCAAGCCATACCAAAGAATTATCACAAATACATTTGCGCCTATTCTTGGAAGTGATTTAACTATCACAATGAACAGCGTATTCGACGAAGTAGTTGTTGTTCAACCAACGGTTCAAACTGCTGAATTAAAAAAAAAAGTAGTTGCTGCTGAGAATGACTTTTCAGATGAGCAAGGTCGCCTTTGGATTAACGCGCTAAAAGAGAAAGCTGAATTAGTCGATTTAGATGAGTGGGAATTGTTGAGCGAAGAAGATATAACAGAACCCGAAAACGAGGCTAACTTCCGTCAAGAATACATGAGTGCGCGTACCTACGCAAACGCTGACGAAAGGTCGCCTTTTGGAGATACAGGACTTTATAAATTGCGTTACGCTTACTCTCAAAACTTAAGCGAAAATAGTCGTGAGTTTTGTCAAGAAATGGTTGACTTATCACAGTCGGGTTTGTCATTTAGATATGAAGACATTCAAGATATGAGCGACGCGGGAATAAACGGAGAGTTTGCTCCAGAAGGCAGTTCAACTTACAATATATTTATTTGGAAAGGTGGCGCATTTTGTCACCATTTTTGGAAGCGTCAAATCTACATTCGTAAAAGAGATTCAAAAGGTCGTGTACTTCCTAACGACGGATTAAATAACGACAAGCGAGTTGGTAACAATCCATTTGTACCACAAAAAGGAGCGGAAGGTGTTGCTCCAATTAACACACCCTCACGAGGTTCACTTAAATACTCATAAAAAATGGCACTACAACCCGAAGTTCTACTCATTGACGAAAACTACATCAAAAAATATACTTGGATAAACGGCTCGGTTGATCCGTTGCTTCTATATCCTGCTATCTATTTGTCGCAGGACAAGTATGCACAGTTGTATTTGGGTACTGATTTGTACAACCGCATCAAAGAAGATGTTGTAAACGACGATATTACAGGCGCATACGCAACCCTTCTTGACAATTACTTGCGTCGTATGATAATGTGGTGGACGATGTACGAAGTGCTTCCGCATTTGTACGTTAAAACGGACAACGGAAGTTTAGTTATTCGCACAAGCGAGGACACTCAACCTATCTCACAAACGGACTTGCAGAACTATCGTGACCAAGCGCGTCAACAAGCTATGTTTTACACGCAACGCATGGTTGATTATTTGTGTCATAACAGCGCAGACTTTCCTGAGTACATGACAAACACAACAAACCAAATTTGGTCACAGACAAATGTTTATCCGTCAAACGCTTTTGAGATTAGTTCTGGACGTGATAGACAACCATACGAATATAGAAGACCAGGTTTAGGATGGTTTAGATAACGAATAACAAAACACATGGCTACAAGGGGACGCAAAAAGGACATGGTAAAACAAAAGATTTACGAGGAGAAATTCCGTAAGTATTTAATTCGAAAAGAGAAACAAATAAAAAGATTGGTGAATGAAAGTTAACGCAGAAGGATACGCTCTAATAAAGCGTTTTGAAGGTTGTCGATTGAAAGCGTACAAATGTCCTGCTAACGTGTGGACTATTGGCTTTGGAAATACTTTCTACGAGAATGGCGACAAGGTGAAAGAAGGCGACGTTATAACGCAGCAACGTGCTGACGAATTAGCGAAGTTTATCATTGACCAGTTCGCAGTTTCAATCACTCCCTTTATTTTGAAACCACTCAACGAAAACCAATTTAGTGCGTGTGTTTCACTTGCGTACAACATCGGTACAGGTGGCTTTAAACGTTCTTCTGTATTCAAGAAATTAAACGTCAATCCTAATGACGCAACGATTGCTGATTCATTCCGTTTGTGGAACAAGGGCGGCGGCAAAGTGTTAAAGGGTTTGGTTACACGCAGAGAGGCAGAAATACAACTATACTTTAAGTCATGAACACCGAAAACGAGATAGCTTTGATACACGAGGAATTGCAGAATATGAATAAGAAGATAGACCGCATCTATCACGTTCTTATCGGTGATGACGAAATGAAAATTGAAGGTCTTGTTAGCAAGGTTCAAAAGCACGACAAGTATATTCAAAACCAAAGGTTGCAGGTCGCTCGTTTTAGTGGTATTGCAACTGCTGCTGGTGTCGTTGGTGGTCTTATTGTTCAACTTGTCTTGCGTCTAATATGAAAGAATGGTTAATATCTTTGTTAAGTTCGTGTTCAAAAGTTAGTTCGAAACGAATTGTTGCTATATTTGTTACAATTAACCTAATTGCTTTTAGTTATGTTGCAACTTTTACGACCTACATTATTCCTATTGCGATGTTCGATACGCTCGCAATTTTAAGTGGCGGTTTGTTTGGTGGTACTGTAATTGAGAGATTCACA